CTAGCTCCATTAGGAAAATCTGCTCTAAGCTCCGCCTCATTGAATTTAACGCCAGGGACCGGCGTGGCAAACTCACGGACGTAATCCCAAACTACTCGCTTGGCCTGGCTATAAGTGGGGGCGATATACGCTACACGCGGGCGCTTAAGAGTGCTGGTAAGGGCTGTCTTAAGTATCTCATTGATTGCGAACACGGTCTTACCAAATCGCCGATGGCAGACCAGTACATTGAATCGCTTTAGGTTCTTGTGTATCTCTTTCTGCTGTGGTCGCGGTCGATACGGTATTGTAACTACCCTTCCCACTTGAACGTAACCTCACTCTCAATAGCTCCACCATCTTTGCCGGTGTGCTCAACCTTCTGCTTAGAGTCCCAGCCGTGGGAGTTGCGCATCCTGAGTGCAAGTAGCTGGGTGTTTAAGTCTTTTTCATACAGAGATGAATCAATAGTATTGAACCAAAAAGCCTCCGCAAGAGACCGACTGGTCTGTACGGCGTCCGAAAAACTGGGACGATATGTCTCACTTTCTGGATTAATCCACTGGTAAATCGTCTCTTTTGCGAGACCAAGGTCAGCCGCTATCTGCACTATAGTCTTACCTTTAGCGCCAAGCTCTACTGCTCTTGCGTCCATTTCTGGCCTATACTTTGTGGGCCTCCCGCGTGGAAGTTTCTCCTTAGTCATAGTATCTCTCTATCATATTCTGTTAGAACTTGATTATACATAAAAAAAAAGACCCTCGCAAGAGGGTCATAAGTAGCTTGGTTGACAAGCTTTTATTTATTAATCATGTAATTAACTCGCAACTCAAAGTTAAAGTACCAGATCTTCAGCCTATACCACCACATCATAGCGTGTGATCGTAGCATTAGATATTGTACGTACAATTTCCACTTAATCTGTATCATTTTCATTAAAAGCACTCCATGTTACAGGGTAATGTTCACGCACGACCTGAGCTATCGCATTAGCATACTCCCGAATCTCAAACTGCGCATGAGAGTCCATGCGTAACTTAAGGAAATGAAGCAGATTCCTAAGATCTATCTTCCAATACCACTCAGTATACATATTCACCGGCAGTATTATCCTGGCCTGCTCACGTGCAACCCCTTCTTCAATCATGTATTTGTATGACTCATATGCCTTATATGAGATGCGTGATATCTCTCTAACGAATGATTCGCTATGCTCGTGCTCTGCTCCAGAGCCTTGCTTATTATCTTTACTTTGATAGTTAACCACTGAAGGAACATAGAAGTCGTCGCTAATTACGCTATACCGCGCTGAGATCTCATTGACGTTCGCGGTCCGATGCCGTATCCACTGACGAGCCACAAAGATCGGTAGCTTAATATGGAACTTCAGCTCACACATCTCAAACGGTGACATATGCTGGTTACGCATCAGGTACCGAATCAGCCCTGTATCGCACCGCACAGACTTAGTGCCCTCGCCATAACTTACTCGCGCAGCCTGCACAATGGAGCTATCGTCGCCCATGTGGTCCACAAGACGAACAAAGCCGTGGTCTAATACATTTATTTTCATTTCATACTCCTATGGATTATCCAAAAAATCAGCATTGGGCTAACCGAAAACAATATGAGCAGCAACCCTGGCATCCACTCAAACATTAGTTCCACCCCATATAGACCACTGGGCCTCTCTCTTTCTGCTCATCAAGCTTCTCTCTCCTTGCGTATGCACATATATTACAACACTTTGTAACGTACTGCCTAGCAGTCAACATAGACTGGCGCTTAATGCTAGTGGATCCGCATGAGCACCGTACCTTGTAATACGGCATGTTCACGTTGGTGTTGTTGCTCGCTCTTTTCGTAGTTTTGATGTGATCCAAACCAATAATAGTAAGCTCATCAATGATATCTCCTGGTTGAAATCGCTGCTTCATTTTTTGTTTATCTCTCGAGCCAACGCCTTAAGCTGTGCCTGGTCCACCTTGAACATAAATACTACGTTGTTTAGTCCGGTTACTTCCAGGAACACGTCTTTGTTTTTTCTCACTACCCGCACTGAGCTACTCATTAGTGCATCCTTGGTTGCTTACAGTTCAGGACCCTGGGCGTGACGCCAAGTACAATTTTGCACCAGCGTTCTCCTTGTCCTGATTCCTGTACTGTGTTCATCTTTACGTATTCAGTACCATCTACCTCTTGTGGTACATCTAGAGTGAGTACAATCACGTCTCCTGAGTCTCCATTGAATACCAATGCGTCAGTTACTTTCATCTCTTACTCCTACCGCATGCCAGTTACCTGTGACCGCCCTACGTAGGCGCTTAAAGTCTGAGTTCCGTAGGGTAACGCTCATGCCACTTATGTTATATCCTAATGCATCCTGGATTCTATTCTTAGTGCGTATGTCTTCGCATGTGATCTTTATGTTATCTGCTTGCATTATCTTGTACCTCGCAGTTTATAAATGAGAGCATCTCAGGTAGAGATTCCGCATCAGCCTCATCGAAAATCCTATAACCTCTATCATTAAAGGTAAACCATGATGCGTAGTATCTATTCCCTTCTCGCTTAAGCTTAAGGTTGTACACCTTATCTAATACTCCTATTAGGTTATGCATGGTCTGCCGTTACGCCTCCACCATCTCTTGAATATTTCTTGTGCTGGGTTCTTTTCTTTCTCCGGTAAAGATGTCGTATTCATCTGCAAATAAGTTCCATATTTCCATGTAAGTTTCGTATACGCTGTCGTCTAGCGCGTTTACATTGTTTATTGTGAATCTACGCGCGGTCTTAGCATCTAGGCCGTGCTCTCGTAGCCATACAACCATCTGTTTTCGCAATGGCATACCAATTGGTACGGTTATCTTAGTCATCATTAGTGCCTATGGTGTTTTCCCATTCCTGCTCTAAGATCTTGTCGGTGATGGGCTTCTCAACCTCGAAGAAAAGGTCGCTCATCTGGTTGTCAGTCATCGGATCAAGGGCGTCGCATTCTGCTAAGTCATAATTATTCACCTTCAATTACCTCAATTGTAACGTCATCAGTAGCTTCAATGTAGTCCATATAGAGTGGGTCATTAGAAATATTTTCCTCTTCTATTTCAATGATGCTTTCAATATCCCTACTGCCTTCTGGGTAATGTTCTTGTTTTGGTTCGTAGTATCCTACTCTTACTTGTGTGATCTTAATTTTCATGATTTCTCCTGTTTGGTTACAGTATTATTATCGTCATTCCACGATAAAACTCAAGTCCAAATCCTGTATAATGTGATCTGCGTCACACTCTGAAATGCAGAATCATTTCAGAGAGTGATTCAGCCTTAAGTGCTGCGTAAGCTATACAGTCTTCAGCGCTGTCTTGATGAAAACCCTCTTTCTGCCACTGTCTGACATCCTTCAGGATCTGCATGAAAAGCCAGCCTTCTGGCTCCGAGATATCCTTGCCGGTGATAATGTTGAATGCGGCTGTGGCCTTGCTCATACTGCGCTCACCTTGAGGTTGGTCGTAGTCTTTACCTCGTTCGATCATGAGGTCTCGTGCTTTTTCTAGGTATTCATCTGCTTTCATTACCATGGTCTCCTTAGAGTTTGTCGTTGTAAGTCTTTGAATTCTTTAGTGTCACACTTCTTCTGGTTAATGCCCTTCCTAACTCTTCCACACGGCACACAACAATGCATATTACGCTTATCATTGAGGTAGCGCTGTGACTTGATTGTTGTGTTGCCGCAACCACACTCACACTCATACATTGGCATCCAGTGTGCTGTATCGGACTCTACGTACTTCTTGCCTACGTAATCCAGGATCCGTAAGGACCCTACCGTGTCTCCTTCACTGTACTGGATTGAGTAACCGCTATCTTTATTCGTGTATGTCATAAGGTTGATAGCCATATATTCTTATATACGTTCCTAAGCTTACGGACTACGTACTGTAGCTCTTCTCCACTCAGTAGCTCCTCAATGGCCCATGTGTACCAGTCGTTCATCTCTTTTCGTTGTGCTTCTGGAATTACGTTCTCCTTCCAGAGCGTGTCGTCAAATAAGTCGTTCATAATGCGCTCCAAATCTCTTTAGTTTTTAGATGATCTCGTAAGCATAGCAACCAATGGATTCCTTCGATTCTATTTGAATCTTTAGTAAAGAATAATTCACCAATAGTTAAATATAGATCGTGATCACTGCTAATGAGATCCTGCATGGTTATTCCAAGCTCATTGATTATTGTATAAGGGTTCATAGTGCAACCATAGGTAGTATAATGATGCTGAGTGCTGTGAGTAGGCTAGCCATGAATATGATTGCGTCTGTTTGTTGTTGCATTTCCTTTTCCTTTCGTTTTTGCTCGTGTCGTTCGTTCTTGCGGTCCAATGACTCTGTGTGATAAATCATGTTTTTCTCCTATGTATGAGTTCATTATAGACTATACTCAGTGGTTGTCTAGCTTTTTTTTGTTAATTTATGTGAACTACATCACACTTTTAAGGATCTTTATCGCGTTTCTTCCGTGATCAGTGATCCGTGTTACTGCATCCTGTATAATAGACTGGTCTATTGTTCCATTCATGGATCTAAACACTGCGTTGTCTAGATCTCTGCGGACTTCTGCGATCTCAAGTAGAGATACTATTGCCTCATCTATTTGTGCGCTATTCCTGCTCATCTTTTTCCCATACCAGTATCCAACCTGGGCGCTTATCCAGTAGGCTCATGTAGCGTTCTGCGTTTGAGTCGCTGAACTGGAGTACAACCTCTTCGTTTTCATCGTATATTGTCATCATAGCGCTCAACCTCTTTGATTAATGGGTAACATGTGCCATTGATGTTTGAGCAGTGCATAAGTTCGTGCTCAGATTTATACATCTGACATGTTTTACAGTTGCGTTTCTCGCATTCATAGGTTTTAACTGTTAGTTGCTTGTTTTTCATTCTCTAACTCCATGAGTTTATCTTTTAGTGCTTCGAGTTTCACTAGGTCTTTCATTAGCAAGTCAAAGTAGTCGTGATCCTCGTTTTGCATTGCGTCATACATTGAATCTTTTAGGCTTTCTATATCTATATTAACTAGATACTTCAATGTTTTAATGTCTTGTGTAGTTAAGTTCATTTGTGTGTCCCTTTAAAAAGCATGTATCCGCATGCGTACATATAATTATCGTAAGCATCTCTAAGGCGCTGATCACTATAGTCCAGGTCAGAGTAGTGCTTTCTCCATTCGTCGCCGTACACTCGCTCCAGTTGAGCCCTAAATGCCATTTTCCGATCATGTGTGTCCTGTAGTGTCATCGGTATCTCCGTAGGTTACGTGATTCGTGTTTTAGGCTGATCTTTCTGGCAAGTATTACCAGTTTCTTATATTGGCGTCTCTTACTCATAGCGTTGCCCCCATGATACGGTATCTTTCAACCTCGGCTTTTGTGAGGGTTATGTTATATGTGATTTCCTCGTGGATACAGTCTATTGTGTCCATATCTGAAAGATCGCCATCTGCTTCAATCCCGTCTGAGTCCCAGTACCCATCATTTCCATGGTCAGTCATAACGGATCTTAGGAACTTATTTAAGTCTATGAGTTGGTCTGAGTCTAACTCGTAACGCTCACTGAGGATTGCATCTACTGCCCATGCTGGTAATACGTATTTATAGGATATGTTCATTATACTACCTTATGAGTTTTAAGGATTTTAGAGATATCTATTCCAAGCTTATGTAAGCTCATTAGTTCTGGTACTGTTATTGGTTTCTTTGGTGTATCTATGATTTTTACATCTATTTGTATGTGTTTTTTCATCGTGTTGCTCCTATGTGTTTTTGCTTACAGTTATATTATCGCCCATACAGCGAAAAACTCAAGTACTTTTTTGTAAAAAAGTGTGACGGAGTTCACAGAATAGGAAGTGTGTTAAGGATTTAACGCGAAAATACAAGAGCGTTTTAAATCACTTAAACGGTTGATATATAAAGGATTTTGCCTGTGGATAACTCGAGTGATTTAAGATTTATGCTTTTCTTTAAATCACTTAAGCTTTTGATTTTAAAGGAGAAAACTGAACAGCACCTGGTGCCCTGGCCTTGCAGGTGCCCCCTTTGGGGGGGCAGTCGAAGACCCAGGGTAGCATGCTATTCACCATTTGTCAAGCCCCTATATAAGTAACACATAATATAGATTGTAACGAAACATTACAATTCAAAAAAACATTGACATAGCGCACTGATTCCATTATAGTACCCGCTCGATTGAATATAGGAGATAAAAAATGGAGACTATAATACCACAATGAAAGAACGCCTTTTCCCATGCAAACAAGACAAACGACCATACTTTAACGACTGGCCAAACAAAGCAACAGACGATAATGACACACTATCACAATGGATAAGTGATTACCCTAACTGCTTATGGGGTTTAACCACAGGAGAAGGCTTATTCGTCCTTGACGTAGACATCAAAAACGACGGAGTAGGCCTGGAATCACTCAGTAGCCTAACCAAGGCATTTGGATCTCTACCAGACACAAAGACAGTACAAACCGCATCAGGAGGCCTGCACTACTACTTTAAGTTCGACGGAGAAAAGCATACTATAAGGAATAGTGCATCCAGGCTAGCAAAGGATCTCGACATTAGAGGGGATGGCGGATTCGTAATTAGACCAAACGAAGACACATACAAGACAATAAATAAAGCCACTATAGCTGAAGCACCAGGCTGGCTAGTAAGGATGGTCGAGAAGCGCGAGAAGCCAGAGCGCAACCAGATAGAGCTACATAAGGCAGTAGTAGCATTCAACAAAAAGAACTCAGCAGCAGACATCTTAGTAGGACATGGCTATACCGAACAAGAGAGCTTTGGAGGTTGCAGAAGATTTCTTCCGCCTGGGTCAACCACAGGCCAAGCAGGAACGATCCTGTATCCAGATGGGCTCGTGTGGTCAAACAACGGAAGTAGTCCACTAGCAGACGACAACCAGCATGATGCATTTGATGTCTACAAGATCCTGAACTATGGAACCGACAACCAGGCATATCACAATGCGCTGGCAAGCATAAACAAGGCAGACACAACGATTTTCAGAACTAGCGATCTCCTAGAAGAAGCTCTTGGCGAGTTACACTGGAACATCGACAGCATCCTTCCAGCAGGAACAATGCTCCTTACAGCCAAGCCAAAAAAGGGTAAGAGCTATTTAGCTCTAATGATGAGCCTATGCGTATCAGCAGGAAGAACCGTGTTCGGACTGGATAGCAACAAAGGCAAAAGCCTATACCTAGGACTCGAGGACTCAAAAAGGAGGCTCCAAAGACGAATTAGAGGAGTCAAGTCAATCCTTGGGATTAAGGATCATGGTGAGCACTATTGGCACACCATGGCGCCAAACATGAATGATCACAAGCTAATCGAGTGGTTAGAAGGAGTGATGGAGAATCATCCTGACCTGCGATTTATTGTGATCGACATGCTTAAAAACGTGAAAGGTGACGTACCAGGTAAAGACCTCTATAAAGAGGATGCGAAGACTGGAGATGCCCTGACTCATTTCTGCCACAACTATCCTCACCTATCAATAATGGTAATACACCATTCAAATAAAAGTACCTCGGAAGATCCGCAAGACACAATATCAGGAACCACAGGCCTCACCGGGTCATTCGATAACATCGCAGTAATAACTGACCCAGAAGACGGAAGAATGATACATATCTCTGGGCGAGATGTAGAGATGCAGGACATACCACTTATAATGAATGAAGCAGGTAGTTACACGCTAGAGGTTGAAAGAAGAAGCGATGAAGTAGAGGAGCTAAGAGCAGCACAACTACTCCATAATGCTAGAAACATAGCGTCAGGACTAACAAACGACGATGTGCCAGTGACACAAAGGAAAATGATAGATCTATTAATGGCAGAAGGATACAAGCAAGTGGAATCAAGGGCTGCTGCAAAAGCAGTCATGGCTGAACTTGACATAAGCTAATGTAGATGAGACAATACGATCTCTCCTATGGCGCTTATCATAGCGCATTGACCCCCGTTACAGGGGGTCTTTTTTATCTAGGTGCAAACATATCACTATCTGCCTCACAAACTCATATGATGGCTTTCTAGCATCCCCTCGCATAAACCGCGCCACTTGCTGGTACGGAAGACCAGTCCTTTCTGCTACATCCACAGCGCTATAACAATCAAGCCTACCCCTTATCACACTAAGCTCCAACATAATTCCCCCAAAACGTGAACTAGTTCACAAAAAGATACAAAATAAACGTTGACATTATAACAAATTGAAATATAATGTACACACCACATAGGAGAAACATATGGCAATCGACCTTAAGAGCCTTAGGGCTCCACAACGCAGACCAAAGATCATCACAATCACAGGTGAACCTGGATCTGGCAAGACATCACTCGCGCTGGCATTCCCCAAGCCAGTCTTTATCTCAGTAGAGGATGGGGTATCATCCCTGCTCGACGATCCAACCATGAAGGCTCTGGCGAACAACTCTGTAGAGTTCCCTCAGCCTACCTCAAGCGATGAAGTCTTTGAGGCAATCAAAGCTCTAGGGAGTCAGAAACACGACTTTAAAACGCTTGTGATCGACTCAGTGACCGCACTGGACAACATGTTCGAGCAAGAGATCTGTCAATTAGACGGCAGCACATCTATCAATAAGGCAGCAGGGGGATGGGGCGCAGGATTCAACATGCTCTCCGACAAACACTCCAAGCTACGACAATGGGCAGGTCGACTCAGCTCGAAGGCCGGCATGCACGTTGTATTCATCGCTCACTCAGCAACTGAGACAATTGAGTCCCCAGACTCTGACCCATACATCAAGACAACACTTGCGCTACATAAGAAAAGCCTAAAGCATTACGTAGACAACGTGGATGTAGTGGCGCATCTCAAACTCAAGTTCCACACGAAACAAGGTGACAAAGGTAGTGCTCGAGCGCTATCGACTGGCAAGCGTGAGATCATCACATTCCTTTCAGCCAGTAACATCGCAAAGAACAGGCTAGGGATAGATAAACCTCTAGCATATGAAGTAGGGACAAATCCCTTTGAACAATACTTAGGAGAATGAATTGAAAAAATTCATATTAGTAGTAATTGTTTTACTAGTATTAGCCGGATGGACAATGAACTTAGTAAAACTTATTCAATGCGACTTTGAGTCGCCATACAAGGCAGAAGTAATACATACAGCAGGCGTTTTCATCCCGTTTGTTGGTGCCATCACAGGTTGGATCAACCTAGGAGAATAAAATGAAATTTGACGCAAACAGCGTAGAAGACAAAGAAGTATCATTTGGACCGTTGCCTGAGGGTGAGTACGAACTCATCATTGATGATGCAGAAGAAACAACCTCGAAAGCAGGCAATGAGATGCTTAAGGTCACAATGACCGTAGTCGACAAGAACCGCAAGGTCTGGGACTACTTCGTGTTCAGTAATGATGTCGGCAAGCAGCGCCTCAAAAGCTTATGTAACGCTCTGGAGATGCCTGAAGGATTCGAGCACGAGTCAGACCTGGTAGACAAGGTAGTACCTGCAAAACTCAAGGTCGACGGCGACAATAACCGGGTTGCATGGTACATCACCGATGATGGGTCCAATAAGAAAGTAACCAAGGCCGCAAAGGAAGCACGAGTAGAGTTAGACGACTCACTGCCTTTTTAAAAAGGTATTGATCATTATACCCCCTCTAGTAGGGGGTTTTACGTTAACAGGAGAAACATATGCCTAAGGCAAAAAAGTACGAAAAACTTCCAAGCGGAGAAGTAAGAGAGATCAAAACTTCACGAAAGTTCCGAGTAGCTAACCGTAAAGACGGGCGCACAGCCCACACAATGACATCTGAGGCCCTGGTAAAGATCACCATGCCTAAGTATAAGGCAAGAGCACATAGAGTTCTTGAGGGGCGCTCATGAGCTTAGAAGATATCATCTACGATCAATACAAAAGGGACAACTCAGAGCTACCTAGGCCACATCTAGGCGCTAGCCAGATAGGGCATAGGTGCAGTCGAAAGATCTGGTACGATATTCACTGGACAACAAAGAGTACTACCCCTGGCAGGGTAATGAAGTTAGCTAAACGTGGACACGAAGAAGAAGCTAGCGTAAAGAAATTGTTAATGGCACTAGGATGTGTAGTAGTCACACAGAAATCAAGGTATATACTAGACGGAAGGTTTGGCGGTACGATTGATTTCATGGTCACAGGACTAGGAAGGTACGGACTCCCGAATCGCGCAATTCTTGACTCCAAGATGATGAATGACAGAAGGTTCAATGCTATTCAGAAGTCCGGGGCATACGCAGCAAACTACGAGTATTATGCGCAAATGCAGGTTTACATGGAGCTGTATAACCAGAACCATGCGATACTGTTCTGCATAAACAAGAATGATGACCATATACATACGGAGGTAATTGAACGTGACAGAGATCATTTTTCATCGCTTAAGAGGCGCGCACTGGAAATCCTTGACGCGGACTCTCCTCCAGAAAGAGCGGGAGAACCTGACTCATTCACGTGTAAGTTTTGCCCACACAAAGAGATCTGTCATAAGGAAGAAATCGCAGATGTAAACTGCAGGACATGCGCACACAGTAGTATCGTAAGCGACTGTAACGTCAAGTGCGAGAAGTATAACGCAACGATACCGGTCACCAAGCAACACGAATCAAAGAAGTGCCCAGGGCACCTATTCAACCCCAAGATTATACCATACTCCTGCCAGGATGCAGGAGAGGACTGGATTGAATACGATAAGGATGGAAAGCGCATTGTGAACGGAGAAGGCGGATTCCCAAGCGTTCAGTTCAGAGTAATTAAGCCAGAGCTTATGGATGATGAGTATATCGCAGAGATCCAGAATCGATTCGAAGCAACCTTTATAGGAGAAGACAATGACTTGTAAGCACAAGTGCTGTATCCCATGGTACAAGAGCGGGATTCGAAGACTTAAATGTCTGGAATGTGGGAAAGTATTATGATTAAAGTATTCGACTACAAATGTGAGTTCTGTAAGAACACGACTGAAGTATTTGAAAGTAAACAGAAAGAGCGTACGTGCGAACGTTGTGGCGGCAAGATGCATCGCCAGCTTAGTTACCCTGGGATGATTAAAGGTAACTGCGTGGATGGCACGAGGTTTCGATGACCTGGCTATATAACGCAAAAGCCTTTGGCGGGCCATCCACTGACCAGTATGGGTTTATATACCAAATCACACATAAACCAAGCGAAAAGAGCTACATCGGAAAAAAGCTATTCTGGTCAAAGCGAACACTGCCGCCACTTAAAGGAAAAAAGAGAAGGCGTATAAAGATCATTGAGTCGGATTGGATGTCCTACTGGGGAAGCAGTAAGTATCTAAACGAGGACCTGGAGGAGCATGGCAAACATAACTTCACCAGGGAGATTATCAGTATACATCCAAACAAGCGTGAAACGAACTACGCAGAGCTATGTGAGCTTGTGACCAGAGATGTGTTACACGCAGTAAATGCAATCGATGAGCGATTATATTACAACGAAAATATCGAACGTGTATTCTACCACAGCAAAGACTGCGCCGAACACAGAAGAGATGCTCACACAAAGCGCATAGAGTGCGAATATTTGAGGTTACTATAATGACATGTAATAGATGTGGAACAAAGCTTACAAACTTTATGGTTGGAAACGTACAACGCGCAACCTGTAAGTCATGTAAGAACGGAGTAGTAGGAAGCGGATTAAGCGAAATCGCTGCAACAAAAGATTACAATTCTCGACTTGCAAGTAGGAAGTTAATTCGCTAGAATAGCATAGGTCATGGTTATTTCATCGGTTGAATATTCTGATTGTCTAATGTATAATGTTTCCATTATTTATAGAACTTGGAAAGAAAATGGAAAATTGGATCACGGACAAAAAGATACCGATTACAATAGTAGCGGCATTTTTTGCGCAAGCAGTAGCGCTCTCATGGGCAGGCTCATCTGAGTTAGCAGGCTTAGCTGGTGAAGATCGTGTACTGCGAGAGCAGATCAGAAATAACCATGCATCTATCGCACAAATCAGGCGACTCATAGAGGTCGCAAACGAAAGAGCCGATAGGAAAATGGACTCACTGTTGAGGGTGGTGTCCAATAAATAGGAGATAAAATGAAAGTACAGGAGATCGCACGGGCGGTAGCATCCGCAAACGGAAACATTTCACTCGCAGCAAGAAACCTAGGGGTACCACGGAGCACCCTGAGGTGGGCATTAGCCAGCAACGGCAAAGCCCCTAAGAAGAACAAAGAAATCTTAATCATCCCAGATTCTCACGCAACCCCAGAGCACAACAACGACAGATTCACATGGGCTGGCAACTTCGCACTGAAGAGGCGACCCGACTACATTGTGGATATTGGCGATAGCGCCGACATGGCAAGCTTATGCAGCTATGACACTGGCACAGTCTCAGCAGAAGGCAGGCGCTACGCAGACGACATCGAAGCCTACAAGGATGCACAACGCAAGTTCTTTGCGCCGATCCACAAGCATAATAAGAATAACCCCACCGATCAATTTGAGCCTACACTAATTAAGTGCACTGGTAACCACGAGCAGCGCATCATCCGCGCAGCGAATGAGGACCCAAGGTTGCACGGACACCTGCAAATGAGCGACCTTGAGGAAGAGTCATTCGGTTGGGACGTGTATCCATTCCTTACCCCTGTAGAGATTGAAGGTATTGCATTCCAACACTATATCACAAGTGGAGTTATGGGTAGACCCATAGGCGGCGAGAATCATGCTGCAACTCTAGTTAAGAAGGGATATAGATCAGTGGTTGTTGGGCACTCGCATATGCGTGACTTCTGGGAGACTACAGACATCCTGGGGAACAAGCTCTTTGGCCTGGTATGCGGGGTTTACGTCGACCAGGACCATGGTTATACTACTGAACAAAGGCGCTGGTGGAGCGGACTGGTTTACCTCCATGATGTATGTAATGGTAAGGCTGAGCCTGAGTTCCTCGCAATCGACTATCTAAAACGGGAGTTTTCATAATGAGTTTCATAGAATCATTTAATGATGTACAAGAAGAAATACACCGTAACGCGGTAAGCCACGGATGGTGGGACGTTTATCCGAATGATGGAGAGAAACTAGCATTAATCCATTCTGAGGTCTCTGAGGCATTGGAGGCTCTTAGGTCTGGGAACGCAGCAGACCAGCATTTACCTGAATATGATTCACTGGAGATTGAGCTTGCAGATATTGTTATTCGTGTTATGGATTACGCACAATCAAAATGCATTGAGCTATCTAAGGCGATTATTGCTAAGCACGAGTATAACAAATCACGTCCATACAAACACGGTAAAAAGTTCTAATGATCACATCAGGTAAATTATTGAGCATCATAAAATCATGTAGTGGTGCGGAGCTTGAGATAATCAAGGGCCACATAAAAGCAACAGGATCATCTAATAGTTTTATTGAATTACTTGCGAGGGTATCATGATACAAGCAATATTAGCAGTACTAGGTATTGGAGGTAAGCTATGGGAAAAACGACAAGAGCTAAAGGCTGCGGAGCTAGAGGCAGAAACGAAAGTCAGGATACAGCGTATGTCGGACGCCAAGAACTGGGAGACGATAGTTGCTGGAAGATCTGGTCGACTTTTGCGATGGACGCTGGCGTTACACTTACTAGCCGGACTAGACGCAACAATATATCTGTCATTGACTGGGCAAGATCCCGCGATTCTTTTTGACGCACTAGATAACTTACCTGATTGGTACGCAGGGCTCTTGGCTACGATGTTTGCATGGAGTTTCGCAAGTGAGCCAATCAAGAATGCAGCAGGCAAACTAGTAGCTGGATGGAGGAAGAAGTGATGCACGTGGTAGACAATAAAGACCAAAGAAACCCAGTAGAGCTTATGGCAGAGCAGGTAAAGGCCTGCGGTCAAACATCAGGCATCTTCATAGGGTACGACAAAGATGGGCTCATGACAGTCTTTACAACAGGCCTAAGTGATCCTGAGATCGTATACGCAATGAAGCAGGTTGAACGAGATCTTATCGAGGAGGGGTTTATATGCGAGTAGCAATCACGGTTTTCGTGATATGGGTGCTAATAGTTCTAGCGGTTACGGCTATAGGCATTAGTAGTTCAATAAGAAATTTAGGATAGGAGGCGAATCAAATGAATAAGAGTTTTATATGGGTCATAGCGCTACTCATAATGATGAGTGAGTCACATGGCGCGACATGCGTTGTGGTTGGAGGCAGCAATCAAGACCGCGAGTCCTGGGATAACGTCTCAGACACGCATCAGCTCATTGTGGCACTACAGGCTGTATCCAATACTCCTGGTATGAAGTGTAGATGGTACAGCTACGTAGACAGGAACACAAGGGTTGCAGACCAGATCGCTAACGCGTACAGCGACGAACCAGAGATCGATGTCCTAGTAGTAGGTACCAGCGTTGAGATCTATGAGCACGAAGGCTGGCGCATGGCGCACGACATAGCAACCTTGTATCCAGTTGTAGCGCACACGCCTTATATTATGGTCACCAGATACCCTGACCTTAGCGCGGTTACTCGTGATAATGACAACCTTCAGCTAGATGTACTTATCCACAACGCAAATGTGTATAACAGTATCGTCTCGCAATGGCCAGTGCTATTCTTTGACTATCCGGTCTACGAGACATTCGATGGATTGCACGCTACAAATAAGGTAAACTACATTAGTGCCATGGAGATTATGGTACAGCTAGCAATCGCTGGATTCTCCTCTAACTAGGGTGCAGCATGGTTAAAAAAATTAAGGAGTTGATATTAAGATTCAAGCTTAGGAGAGTACCTGAAGATGTATGTTGTTGTGGAGGATATGTAAGCCAAGGTGGGTACCCAAGCTGTCCTGCGCCATGCAAGTCAGCAAAAGAGTACTATATTGAAACAAAACTTAAAGGTAAATCTGAATGAGATCAGTATTAGCAGTAATCCTGTCAGCCTCCGTATCAACCGCATTTGCAACCTGGGGTAGTGACGACCACAGTACGCACTCAAGAGCTAAGGCTGCATCAGCAGCCATCGGCGTAGGTATAGGCAAAGGCGGCAACGCAAAGCAGCATCAGAGCTTGCGCAGTACTAACGTACAGAAGTCATACAGCTCATCAAATCAGCGCCAGAAGGCAATCTCTGGCTCATTCTCAGAAGGAGGCAACGCAAAAGGTGGGTCAGCGAAGTCGCTGTCCAAAGGAGGATCATCAAATCAGTCGCAAGGCGCTAACAACGACGTTCATATCAGCGATAACTCAAGCACTGTGTATGAGGCCATGGATCGCCCAGTTGCGGGTGCGTACGCACCCGGTCTTGTAGCAGCAGGTAACGAGATGTGCGTAGGCAGCGTATCAGCAGGAGGTCAAGGCGCTGCATTTGGATTCAGTATTGGGAGTACCGTAAAGGACAAAGACTGCATTAGGCGCAAGGATGCACGCTTCATCGCCAACCTGGGGTTCCGCAAGGCTGCATGCGAACTCATGGCCCAGAAGGACAGCGTAGCTAACGCGTTCGCGTCTGCTGGATACGACTGCGATATGAAGGTATTTATTCAGAAGAAAGCGCAGGCCAAGCGCACAACTTACACTTTTACGGATGGTAACTAGATGATTGAGATATTCGCATTTGTCACGATGACAATCCTTATGGTCGCTGCATTTATTTCAGCGAGCGTTTCATTAACATGGATAGCTGGACACGTTATTAAACGTTTGATGTAAATCGTTTAACAACTCTAACACAAAGCCCCTTAATTGGGGCTTTTTTGTGAACTCCGTCACACTTTGCGTGTAAAAGGGTTTACATCTACACCCAAGCATCTATACTTATACACACATACAGGAGAACATTATGATTACAGAGTTTCAATTAACACCACACCAAGAATCGATCGTAGCGCACCTATTCAAGAAAGCTACAAATCAGTACAAGTCAGGCGGAGAGAAAGGAGCGGTAGTCGCTCAGATTGATAACGATGGTACGGTACGTGCACTGTACCTGGACCACAATAACGCACAGCCAGTTAACCAGGGCATCCTTACGCAGCTTAGGAGTGAATCATGATATCTTTTGTAATTACAGTAATTGCTTGTATCTATGGAGCTGTATTTGGATATATCTTTCTACAAACAATTGCGTTTCTTGTATTTGGAGCTTTTATCTTAATTATGCAATCTATATATGATGCATACAATTCGTTAAAAACCGCCGTCAGTAAACTGAACTGGCGCAGGAGTGAATCATGATTATATCAGAACTATCAATGTTCTTTGGATGGATCGCAAGATTATTGTTTTCTATAGCTAAAATAGTATTAGGTCTAGCCACTGTCTTGATTGCAGTTGTGCTTTGTACTATGTTTCCATTGCAAATCATTGCTTTGACTGTGTTGACCGTTGTTGCGTGGCTAGCGTATAGCCTCTTTGTTATATGGTCTTAAAAAAAGCAAAAAAACACTTTACTTTTCCAATCTCTGCCGATATAGTATATACACACACAGGAGAAAGAGATGGGCCTTACAATACTTGCTTTAACTGCCTACTTAGGCGCAATGATCTACATACACAATGAGCGTCGCCTTGCTAAGGATAAATCCATTCATAAGGATTGGGATAAATGGGTCTTAGCAAAAGACAAGAAAGAACGGTGGAGCGCTGAGCTAAATCGACTTAACTCACTGAAGGACGTTAAAGTCACTCAAGATGCTCCAGTATACCTTTCTTTATCTTCCTGGTTTTACGTGCACCTAACAAGCCTTTTAAGGCGGTAGCAGCAGGAACCGGTAGCCCTGTAGCTGATGCACCCATTAGATCAAGCGCACCAAGAAGGACCGACGTTGTATTGCTAGCGTTTACAGACCCAGGAGGAAACGTAAGTACGTTACTTGCCGTTTCCTTCAGGGTTCTGAGTTGCTCAGCCCCTTTCTTAGTAAAAATGAAATCAAGCTTACCAGAAGCATCAAGCTTATCAATCGCTCTGGTTATACCAGGCACTGATACGATCGGATTACCGGCCTGGTCTCTTGCAGTGTTCTTTGTGGCTTCACTCTTAATGTAGTCCACAACTCCAGCCTGGATATCCTTCCATGCTTGTATTCCAGCCTCACCTTCGGTTTGAAGGATCTTCCTTACATGCTTAACGTTATCAAGCGACGCTGAAGGCGCAATCACTGACTTATGCAATGTATCCTCTAAAGCTACAGCTCTATCGGCTGACCCTCTTTTTGTACCAAGGATATTCTTAACGACCCCTACATTCTCATAGTCGTTTGCGTATCTGGCACGTGCCTGCCTGGCTTGCTTATATGCGTTACCGCCGGAGCCCTCCGTAGCAGAATCATAAAGCCTCTTAACTATAGAGGCCTGCCTTATATTAACAGGATCAGCGTTGGTCATGCTGTTAACTGACTTCCTAAACAGCTCACCATTCTTTAGAGTAGTATTTGCAGCGACCAACTTACCATCAACCTCCTTAGCTACACCAAGGTCAATAGCCTTCTTTCTCATTGCCGGTATAATGTTTGCAACCTCGCCTTCAGCTACGCTGCTATTCAAGTGGTCTGCAACATCATCGAGCTTGACAGGAGCTTCCATCTCTCCGGTAGTCTCCGCCTTCTTGTATAGATCTTTGATCTTCTTTTTGGCCTTAGAGGCACTTGCCTCCACAGCCTTGGATACTGACTCACCAATAGCCCTAGTCTCCAATGACTCTGGTCCAATATCATCTATAAAGGCGTCGAAGTTCTGCTGTATCTGCTCGTTCTGCTGTGCATACCGCTCTCTAATAGGCGCACCAAGCTGAGGGTCTTTACCGGTCTCGCGCTCAAATCTCTGATCACCAAAGTCCCTGGTTCGTTGTGCTTTCGTAAGTTTTATTGGGACTGGTAGCTCTTGAGCTAAAATACCTCTCGTCTCATCAATAGGTATTTCCGCTGCGCCCATACTTCTGTCGCCGGCGTCCTTCTTACTTAAAAGGCCTTTTACTTTATCAGCAGTAAGCCTTGCAGGAGTTGCTGCTTTACTGGCAGCGGCCTTAGCTACAGGAGCGGCGGCGGGAATCGCCCTGGCTGCTCCAGCAATAGGTAACAAGCCCATTGCGATCTCAGAACCAACTCTAGTTTCCGGGCCAAACATAGCCTCGGTGCTCGAGGCTGCTTTCTCGTAACCTTCGCCAATAGTGCCTAACGCACCCCTTGCTAGCTCAGTACGAGGTTGATAAGCCTTACTGGTCCAGTCCTGTACTCCTGCTCTGGCCTGCTCTACATCACCTGTTAGCATCCAGTTTCCAGCGCCCTGTAGGGCTGCAGGTATAGCCAGCGCCGAAGAGGACAGCAATGACAGCGCAGCGTCACCTGCCCCTACTACATCGCTCAAACTCTGATTAGGTATATCTCGCCTTGCCACCGGTTTAGGTTGAGGAGTAGCTAGATTGATCTCATCAATCATTGCCATAGGATCGCTAACAGCTCTGCCAGACTCGACCATTCCCCTTTGGTATTCGCCGTTAATCTGCGGATCTGTAGCCGTTATAGTGTCAGGGCGATCTTTACTGGTCAGCATACCCTTTTCAGCCTCAAGCTCTTGAGCTGACATCTGAGTAGGTAGCTTCATCTCCTTAATCTTACTGGCGAAGAGCTGGGCTGCTCGCGTATCGCCAGCCCTATGGGCCTTAAGTAGCGCTTCCCTATACTGTGCTTCAGTAGCCATTACAGTCCATACTCCGATAGTATATCAGTATCGCTTCTGGTAGCACCTTGCGTAGACGCCTTAGCGTCATCAGATTGATATAGCTTTCGTCTGGTGTCATATACATTTATTGGATCTATGCCGCCCTTTCGTGCAAGCTCGTCATAGCGATCCCTTGCCTTAACTTGCTTACCTCTCTTTGCGGAGTATATCTTCCTGGCTTGCGACTTAAACTGTCTACGCTGTTCAGTTGATAGCTGTCCACCGCCTATCAAAGCATTATACCTAGCCCGCACACTCTCTGGGACACCAGCCGCGTTCTGCGCAGTAGCATACTCAGATTCCCTTACTACTGAGTTTGGATCAAGCATCTTCATATAACCAAACACAATACCCATGTCACCAGCGCCAGTTTCTTCTGCCGTGTCAATGATTTGGTACTGATTCTCAATAACCTCAAAATCCTTTGACTCAGTACGGAAGTCATCCCTAAGAGTATTAGCATATTTTATCTGATCTTCAGATAACTCTGGCGCATTAGCCTTCTTTGCGTACTTAGCATCAAGCTCAGCTTTTTGCCTTAGGTTTTCATGTCTAATCTTAATATCCCTATCCTCAACGTCCCAAGCGCGCTTCTTCTCCATATCAGCAATATCTTGAGATCTAAGCCTTTCATCTCTTTTCTCTTGAATACCGCTAGACATCAGCTCCTTTAAATAAGGTTTTGCTAATTCAGGATTTGTTTGAATTATTCCGCGTACAGAGTCAGGCAGAGTTGGAAGAACGTCTTCCCTGAACTTCTTAGCGGCTGCGTCAGCCTTAACTCTTGCTTCCTTCTCTGCTTCTCTATCTTCCCTTGCCCACTGCATCTTCTCGTTTTGGATTGCAGCCTGCCTTTGTTGCTGTTGGTTAGCAAGGTACTGCTCATCACTCATCCAGCCAGTGTTCGCGTAGTCCTGGACTGATGATAGCAGCCCTCTTCCGATCTTTTCCATTGGAGTAGCCATTATCTCCACTGCTCCTGTAGCATCTGTGTTTGCTGTGATCCAGGCGTAGTGCCCCATATGTTAGCGTTCTGCTGGGTTCCAATACCACTGATCCAGTCTCCAGCGGCATCTCCAACTGCGCTTACAACTGGCCCAAGGTACCTTGAGTACCCACTGTTCGCTGGAGTAGTCGTATTCACTGTGCTGGTGGTACCGCTACCTGGAGCCCCTGAAAGAAGGTTGACGTAATTAGCAAGTCGATTATACGGTTCATCTCGAGTATAGTCGTATCTATCCTTCTCTTCTTGCATCCTGGCTTGATTGATTGCCTGCTGCGCAAGACCATACTCACCAAGCCTGTCGCTAAGCTCTGTTTGGGCTAGATACGGTTCCTTCTGGTACGCAACGTTCTCACCATAGTCGCTCACTAGATCTCGCTGGTACTGCTGCGCCGCATCTAAGGTCGTTCCCCTGTCGCTAACGTACCTATCTAATCCAGCACTGTAACCTGCGCTACGCATCTGAGCTTCTTTCTCTGCAAGCGTGTCCTCAAGGTCAGACCTAGCAAGTCCTTCAACAATTGCTTGTCTACTGGATCCGCGCTGACCTGCAGCATTCGCGCCTTGTCCCAGGTATGCTCCAGTCCCCCGTTCGAAGTCGGTCCTAGCGCTTGATCTCATGGCGTCTATCGCGCCTTGAAGGGCTGGATTACTATAGGGATCAAATGATGCGCCTACGCCCTCCACGGCCTGCACAGAGCTTCCTAGCATGCCACCGCCAGGAATGATCTGGCGCATATACTCACTAGATCTATCTGCAACGTTCTGCGCTATGGGTTGATAGCCTGTAACAGCCTGGATGCCAGTCTGGTATCCCTGCTGCTGCGTTGGCGTCATGCCAGCTACAGTGCTACCAGGATAGTATCCTCCAAGCGGGGACTGATAGTACCTACTTGCTTCATTATAAACTCCAACCGGATCAGCCATTATGAAATACCTCCAGATAATAAACCTCTTTTCTTAGAGGTAGCTGTGTCTCGTAATTCGTACGGATTATAAATGCTTTTCTGTTGACCAGTAATAAGGTTAGTATACTCAAGCGGGGATATCATCCCACGATCTCTCATTTGATTGAGTAGGCCTTCATTTTTTGGACGCCACTGCTGAGTCTTTGTTGCGCGATTCCAGAAGCTGTCATCATCCTCATGGAGTACAGTAGGGTCAGTACTTTCCTTGAGCTGGTCCCATAACAAATAGTCCTGGACTTGAGCTGGCATCTGGCTTGACGGCTGTTGCGCTTGCGCTGCAGGATGCACCTGTCGAGACCCCATCTGAGGCGCGACCTCCATATTACCGCCTGCTGCCATACGCTTGTTCCAGTCTAACCACTCCTGTGAGGGCTGCACTTGATCAAATCTACCGGCAGGCCCTTCTCCGCCTCCAGTTAAATACGGCTGTATTCCGCTCCATGGAGCACTGGAGGACTCTTGTGTCGTAGACCCGGAGCTACCCCCTTTGCTTCCCATTGCGCCGCTTACAGCTGAACCTACAGCTGCTGTTGCCACGCTTGCTGCTACTGCTCCGAATGACATTCTTTATCCTCCAAAAGTTTAATCTTATCTAACCAGGAGAAATTGTCCCCAGGTATATGTAAATTCTCTGACACTTGGAAATCAAACCCAATCAATTGCTCTTCGGGCTCGATAAGTTCCTCTTCGATCTCTGATACATCAGTCTTGTCAGTAACATGGGCTGTAGCCCAGATGGTATCCTCGAGCGCATACCCAACCCTTTTTGCACCAGGGTACGAAGGAAGGATGCACGGCGCGTCAATCTTTTTCATTCCCTGCTCAGTCCAAACTAGGATCGAGCCTTTCATAACAAAGTTGAAGTGCGCCGTCTTGTGCATCCTGCCAGTAAGGCATACTCCCTTGCGTATAAGAAGTTCCCTGACGTACATGCCGCCAAGGATGTAGTGGCGCGTTGGTAGCTCTGCTTGGTCAGCCTTCATAAGCTCACCTTCAAGCTCAACGATCTTCTCGTAGCTAGGTGTTTCTGTAAGGCTCTCTAACCCATTCATCTGTTATAAGTCGTGTTGCGCAGCGGACCAAGGCCTTGCTGGCCAATCCATGCCGCAGTGTTACCAGACTGCCAATTCGGCGCGTAGCCTCCAGCCATCATCGCCTGATCAACCATAGCGTTAGACATGCCTTTGTCTTGTGCGAAGTCGTACATGCCGCGTAGGTTACCGCTCTGGAATAGGTTCCCAAGCCTGTTCTGCGCCATTTGGCCTGTGTTCTGATTGTAGACTGGAGCCTGCGTACGAGTCTGTTGCACTGCCTGCTGACCCATTCCAATCGGGTTAAGAGTCTGTGATGGCGTGTTTTGTACAGGAGCTTGAAAGCCTACGTTCTGAATACCGGAAATACCCTGTACTGGCGCTTGTGCTGTAGGCTGAGTGATTACTCTCTGAGCTTCCTGCGCAGCATTAGCTATAGGTGTCTGCATCCCAGGTACGGTTGCAGCGATCTGCTGTAGGTTCGAACCTACATCGCCGGTACCAGCAGGACTCAGTAGCGACCCATACTGATTGCCAAGGTAGTCAGTGCCAAGTCCAGTGTATCCACTGTAAGTTAGGTCTTGTTCCGACCATCCAGGCTGACTTCTATTTACGTTGAATCCCGGTGCAAATGCCATAATTTATCCTAAGTGTACCCAGCTGTCTGTACCAGCTTCATATCTATAAACACCCCGGCCTGAACCAGGATTCCAGTTTGTTCCGTCCGCCATAATAATCATATTCTGTATCTTGTTCTTCGGCTCATAGTTCCACTCCTCGAGCTGAAGTGATTGTAGTTCCGGGCGGTTGAGTTCCTCTAAACTTGTCTCCAGCGCCTGTATGTATCCAAGTATCCCATCTGGCTCTCTTGGGGCGATAGGGAAAATGATCACAGTTGCGCTTCCTTAATAGTCATAGCCTATTATCGCACACCTATGTTATTAAAATCAACACTGTACCCATTGATGCGAGTAGTGCCCTTACCCCTCCAATGAAAGCGCACGCCTGGGTGCCTACCTAGTTTTCTACATGAAATCTTATAGTCACTGTCTGGATCAAAGCTTTGCTCTGTAGTCCACACCTGCCCAGATGATTTTGTCCTTCTGTTTGCAACCTGTACGGTGACATTCCCTGTACCACTTGAATCAATGTATGGTCTCACGCCAAGCACTGCAATACGTGATCCCCTGGCATTATTAATCGAAATGTTCTCACGCTCGATCCATGCGTAAATGTCACTACCATTATTCGTGGATCCAAAGTCCTCTCGGTAGATCTTCTTGTCTTCTGGCGAGCACGTAAGTACCCTGAACCTGCTAGTCCCTGAGTCAGTGTAGTCCCATAGCTGAACGGCATCATCCCATACGTCAACCTGGCTGTCCCATAAGCTTGATGTCTGATCAAACCTACCACCACCAGCACCATGAACCGCGTCTGTTATCTCTCGTAGACCGGTCTCACCAGTAAGAGCGTTGTACGTAAATGCTCGCGTGCAATAGCTGTCACCGAGCCTAGGATAGCAAAACCAGATTTCATTCTCTGCGTTATTAACTGCTACAAAGCAGTTCTCATTGTTCGTGACATCAATGTCCTTGAAAATGTAATCTCGCTGCTTCTGAGTAACTAATGATTTGATGTTAGTGCCATCATGGCTAATGATGTCGCTGTCTGCAAATACCCAGTGGCGTCCTGCGAACTCCTTTGCGCAATGGCGTCCTATAACGCCCCAGCCCTGGAAAGACTTCCTGAAGTTAAATACGTATGTACCTCGTACCCATACCATGGCGTACGTAGCTTTTTCCCTGTAGATATACAGCGTGCCATTAAGCTCAACTGCATCCAGGATTGCTCCGCCGTCTTCTGAGAGTTCTGTGCGCCCTGCCTCTACCGTAGGGTCAGTGTAGTCCCATGAGGCCGGCAGGTTGCCTGGGTCGGCTACTGTGGACCATCTCACCAGGCGCTCATTCGGTATCCCGGCCTCAATCAGGTTGAGTGCTACCAGGTACCCATTGAACGACACAATGATCTCACATGTTGTAGCAGCAGGCCAGTTCGGGAGATCCAGGAACTGCGCGCCTCCATCCCAATACACAGGTTGATGCTTTGCGTTTGTTAAGATTGGCGTATCACCATACTGAGTACCAGACCATGCAGTTGAGTTTGATCCAGTGTAAGCAGCAGGAGTCCTTTCGGTATGAGTGCCTGCTGTATCTATACTCCATATCTCATCGCCGTAGCCAACATCATCATAGCCTGCGTACAGCCAGTGGTCCGTGGTGCTTGTGTCCAAGGGCTGTAGATAGTACGGGAGCGCCGTAGGGTCGTTATCGATCTCCAGTCGCCCCTTAGTTGATTCCATTGCACCATCATTCATCTTGAAGTTTAGACCGTCAGTCCAGGCTTCAGGAGGAAGATTAGTGTTCGCGGGATCTGGAACTATCCCGGCGTTACCCGCATTTAATACATCAACTCGCAAGGATCTGTACCATTCTTTCGTAAGTAATGACGCCTTCTTTAACCAACACTCCAAGAAGCGCTTGCGGGTAGTCACTACCCATATCTACATGTGAAGACGCATTCATGTATTCCTTTAATACACGCACAGTAGGCTTAGTCTCAGCCGCAGTCTCAATAGCGACCAGAGTGTTGAATCCCAAGAGATCCATGAACTCGAGCTTTGACAGCTTCTTGGGTGTGATCTCGACTGCTGGCGAAGTAAAGTATCCGTTTTCGTACGCATCACCAATCGACGCTAAATCTGACTCAATCACTAAGCTATTAGGGAAGCTATTCTCCAGAAAGTTAAGCTCGCCTTTGACTATGTTTTCTACTATTCCGTTTGTTACTATTGCAAATTTCATTATTACCACCTAATCAATACGTAGCCGTCGCCACCGTCGCCGCCATTGCCGCTCGAGTCTCCTCCAGCTGATACAACACCGCCTGAACCGCCGCCTCCAGAACCTTTGATGCCGTCGTTTCCATCATTAGAGTCTGCGCCGTTATTCGCGCCTAGGCCGTTTCCGCCCTGGTAAAGATAACTCGAGCCACCACCGCCTCCGCCTGATGCCGCTGCGATATCACTTCCTGATTGGCTTTGTTGCCCTGACTCGAATGTCGTTGCAAGCTTTCCACCGTCACCAGAGAAGACCGCTACTGTCTCGGTTCCGCCTCCTGAACTTCCGCCTACTGTTCTTGCTGCGCCGGTGCCATTTAGACCATCTAAGCCGCTTGCAGCTGCTGCCCCAAGCGCTCCGCCACCTGCGCCACCTGGCCTTGGTGCTGATATTGACGAAAAGACTCCAGCGGCTCCAGCGGCTCCTGGCGCTGCCTTAACGTAGTCTCCAATTGTAGTGAACCCGCCGAATGCGCCTACATTACCGTTGCTTGGGTAAGTTACGCCTGCGCCACCAACGCCACCAGCGCCGATAGTTATAGGTATGACTTCACCAGGCGTTACATTGATCGGAATATCGATATGAGTCTCAGCACCACCGCCACCACATCCACCGCTCATGTTGTTAGCGCCGCCTTCTACCGCGCCAGAACCAGCGCCTCCGCCTCCGCCTGCCGCAGTGCCGAAGATTAATTCAACATTAGCTGGAACAGTGAAGTTCCCGCTTGATGCAAACTCTTGCGACCCTGGCACTCCATCATCTACAAATCTACCCATTATCAACCTCTTCGACGCCGTATATCACGGCATTTACATTACTAGTATCAGATCGCACTACTATCTTTTTAAGTGCATTTGTTAGGTTTCCAGTCCTAACTATTGAATTCTTTACCCTTGTATTATACTCTATATATTCTGAATTGTCAGGGGTCGCGCTAGACGATACCGCAACATTAACTCGTGCTATATCAGAGCCTCTATTGCATAATGAGAGCGTTACCGCTGCTTTAAGTCCGCTTGGGACATCATACAAAACAGTATCCACTCCAGGCACCAGATCTGCTTTTGCTAGCAGCCCCGTGTTCTCTAGCGAAACCGCTGTGACTACAACATCGCCAGGAATTGACTGGGTTGATATACTGTCTACTTGTATTCCAGACAATACATTGACATCGCCAGGTACTGACTGAATCTCTACGTTATCAATCTCTAAGCTTGAGCTAAGCACTATATGACTGGGCGTGCTTATCGTTGATTGCTCATCTATATCAATCTCTACGTCTGGAGTAGTGGATTGTATAGTTACGGTCCCTGGCGTGCTTACTGTGCTTGCGGCGTCTATCACTACATCAAACGATACAGTTACATCGCCTGGAGTGCTTAAAGTTGACTGAGGGTCAATCGATAGCGTCCCTGTTATTTCTACATCGCTAGGGGTAGATACAGTTGACTGCGCATCAACCTGGATTGCAGGCACGCCGCCTGCATCCGCCAGGTCAGCAACCTCGGAGGCTGATAACGCGTTGTCGTATATCCTTACGTCATCGATCCTTCCATCAAAGATATTATTGAACGTCTGTCCACTACCTATTGGCTGCGTACCAATAGCTGTATTGAACGTTGCGGCATTATATACGCCGCCTGTTTGCGCACCTGAGTAAACCTCAGTTCCGTCCAGATACATCTTTACGTCTGACGTATCATATGTAACAGCAGCATGGTGCCACTGCTCAGTATTTACTCCAGCTCCTGCTGCAATATGAGTTAGCGTCCCGACGCCGCTTGATCCTATCCTTGATCTGAGTACTGTCAGCCCGCCGTCCTGTATAAAGCCTAGCATCCATATATGGCCATTAGCGGCGCTATTAGATGCCTTCGATACAAGTCTTTGCTCGTCTGACGAACCATGGAAGTTATCAGAATTGAACCAACAGGCAATAGTTATCTCGCCTGTTGTTATCCCCATGGTTGGTAGCTTACATTCTGCGCCAACAGTAGGTGTTACATTAAGGCATGAGTCACTACCGTCATTCGTATCGGTGTTCCAGCCAGTAGCCCCGAGAAGAGTTCCGTCATATCCGTTACCAGAGCTATCGGAGGCTAACGTCCCTGTGTTCTCATCGAACTCATAATGAGCGAAAAGAGCCATTACTGATCAGTAAAAAACCCAGTTGGAAACGAGATAGCCAGTGCTGCCGCTACGTTACCAAAGCTAGAAACTGCATCATAATACCCAAGCAGCGGACTGGTGCTTGCTACCCCGGTATCCTTATAAAAGATAATGTATCTACCAGTACTGAAGCCAGTCCCCGATTGCGCATAGTTGATCGCTGCTGCGTTATACGTAGCTACTCCTGATGCCTTAGCAGTCGTAATAGCCATAGTTTCGCCGCCAGCAGTATATTCTGTGCCTGATACTTCGCCGGTAATGTCGCTTTTTGCAGTATGCGAGCCAACATTAGGAGTGTACGCATTAGATACAATCATCGCCTTGATTGTGTCTGTATCGTAGTCGTACGTTTGTGTTCCGTCGCCAGAGTTTTCTTTCCAGCTTTCGTATTTAGTCCAGGTAGCCATTAGATTGTTGAAACCTCTTCTCCATAAACAACGACCGATACGTTCGCTGTGTCGCTGTACGCAACGACTCGTTTATCCGCTTGTAACACGATACCTGTGCGCTCTGCAGCCTCATCGACCTGTAGGTCATACTCAATGTACTCATCGAGTCCAGGAGTCCCAGTATCGCTCAGGGCCAGCCTGATATTTACTGGCGTTGCGTTACGGTTGCACGCGTTTACGCTACAAAACGTCTTTGTGTTAGTGGGCACGGTGTAAACCGTGGTGTTTGTTGTAGCAGCCAGGTCGGCTGTACCAAGTCTTCCGCTTGCCATAATATACTCACATAGTTCCGAAAAAATACATTAACGCAGTACCATCTTTGGTCTGCGCAATCTCAATATCACTGATTAGCGTATCAGTAGTTGCAATATTCTGAATAAGACTGCCGTCCAGAGCTGGGAATGCCGGAACGCCTTCAGCCTGGGTTATCTGTACTACATCGCCTTCAGTTACGCCTACATCTAGCTCTGCAGCTGTACCGAAACCAGTGATACCGACCAGGTGGTCTATCTCAGCACTCGATGCGTTCACTGGTACCGTATAGTTTACAAAGTAGTCAGTAATTGGCAGATTTGTTAGGTTCGTGGCTGATACCGCTGGTAGCTCTGCGCTTCCATTAAGCTGTACAACGTTGTTAGCGCCCGTCCCAGCATCTAGTGGTGCCGCAGTACCAAAGTAGGTCCATGAGGCCGGTATAGCGCTTCCTGTGAGACCTACGGTCTGGTTTAGCTCTGTATGAGTAGCTGTGACTGCACCGGTTACGCCGGTGAATGATTTCTGAACTACATCCTTAAGCTGTCGTAGTTCGTCGTCACCATTATATATGAAGTCCTGGTTTCCTTTAGGGAATAACGGATCAAGTTCGCTAATGTAGTCAATGTTTCCTTCGTTTGTCGCCATTATCTAATTCTCGAGGTTAGTGGCGATCCACGCCATAATTTCTGTTTTGAGTCATCGTTAATACCACTAACGCCACTCATGAATAATTGCTCATCTACGTTTGCCTGATTTTGATCCATAAGAAACAAGTGAGCTTTTGCTAATGCTCCATGCAAATAGACCATAGGAAACCTGGTAACTAGCCAGTTCGTAGTATTTATGTCGTCCAGCGGCGTTACTTCCTTCCAGTACACGGCTTTTATCGTGTAATCGGTATCAGGGCTAGGATATACCTGGATCTGGTTGTTCACGATTGCGTAGTACGCTGGTGTTCCTGCTGCTTCGAAGTTCCTGGCCGTAATGGTATCAGTGCTTTCAACCTGGAGCGCGAACTCAACGCCGCCTCTCTCGATTATGATCCTTCTGAACCCCAGGAACCCATCTGGTAGGTCGGTATACTCAGTATTGATTACTGTGTCCCACGTCTCCTCCTGGTGTTCTGTGCGCAATAAGTAGTCTATGCGCTTCTCTACGCTCTGAATACATACATCGATGTACGCCTGCATTGGCGCGCTGTCGTTGTCGACTACTGCGTTGATTGCATCCTTAAGGGTCTGATAATCTGTAATTCTTGCCATTATTTGTATCCTTGTACATGAAACGTGTGCTCAACCAGTCCGGTCAGGTCATCGTTTAGTGTCACTCTGAATGATTCTTTCTTTCCGCCATTGAGCGTGATGGGCTTACCGCTCTTCTCGAATGTCCATCTGACTGTAAGCACCTCGTTTCCTGTGCTCCACGTCTTAAGATCAACATCATGACAAGGCCTCGCCCATTCTCCGTTAGTTAGGATCGGCGTGTTCTGCGTTAGCTGATTCACTAGCACTCCATCCCTGAATGTTCCAATTGCAATTCCATTTGTGAGCCCATTTGCGATGTTACCGTAGTCCCTTGCAGCCATTCCGCTTGAATCTTCGATCATTACTAGCATCCTGTGGAGAATAAAGATCTCACCGGATGCAGGCTGGATAAAAAAGTCCGTGGGCGTTACGCTATAGTCTCCTATAGCCTGAAAGTCGCCAGTGCCGTCACCATTCGTGTCTAAGCATCTGAAGATGTTTCGCTCTATTGCAACATCTGGTCTTGCTACTGGCATATTAACCCCTAATGTTAAGGACGCCTTGCGCCGTCACGTAAAATTTGTCCAGGCCCGTTAAATCGTCCCTTACCTGCACCTCAACGTTGTCTTGATGGTTTCCGTCCAGTACAATTCCATTTATTCCTCGCCCTACCGTCCACCTTGCAGTCATAAACTCCTTGTCGCCTGCCCAATGCCGGTCATTAATGTCGTGAATCAGCGAGGCTACATCCGCATTTGTCTTGATGATGATCGGGATAGTGGCTACTATCACTCCTGCGTGTCGCCTATGGATGATCAGGCCATTCTGCATTTGCGCGTCATGACCGAATGTATCTGTGTCGAAGTGCCCCTCATCTTCAATGTATACGATTACCTCTTGAATCGTAACCATAACTCCAGGCGGCGGACTGATCTTGAAGATTACTGGAGTTACTGATCCATCTACGTTTAGGTCGTGATTTGATCCCGGTAGCCCTGTCTCCGTGAATCTCTGCGTGAACATAAACTGCTCTTCGCCTATAACAGCCCTTTTATCAGCTTCTGTGTATATATTGGTGATCATTCCTCTTCGAGAATCTCCAGGTTACCTGTTAATCCAGTCTTTGACCTTGCCCAAATAGGGTCTTTTACGCCTACTGCAGCAAACTCTATGCTTGTGCCTGCATTTAAGGAGATTGAGTCCTCTTCTGCCGGCGTATCGTTGAAGTTCAACCATACATCGTTGTGACTATGGTTAGATATTAAGAGGTAATCCCTACCGTTGAATCTCTCTACTATCTCAGTCCAAACTCCAGTGTTCGCATCATACTGGACTTGCTTAGACTCCATATTTACTCTTGGCATTAAACGAGTCCTATTCTGTGATCAGTGGTCTTCAAGTATTTAAAGTCTCCATTCAGTTTTGCTTGGATTCTTTTCAGGTTGCTTTTCTCTCGTGCTTTGGGGCCCAGAACATGAATTCCTTCTTTCAACCACTCCTCAATGGTGACCGCAGGTATCCTCGCTGCGTGACCAAAACCCTCCTTCCGGATCCCATCCTTAAAGTGGTTGTCCGTAGCATGCCGGATCTGCTTAAGGCTTTCTAAGTATGGCTCTACGTCCTGAATCGTCTGTATAATAGTACTACCAGTACTGTGATCATAATGATGTATTTGCTTTGTCCCTGCTGCCGGATTAGTATCGAATAATGTTGCCATAGTTATCTCCTATCATGTATTAACCTATTATAGCATAAACCTATCTATGGTCAACACGCATAAAAAAACCCGGCCTTGTGAGCCGGGTCTTAGTTTTGGACTTATGGTCCGATTAGCTTGTGGTCAGAGTTCCGATCTGCGCGGAACCAACGGGGTTCTTGGCGCAAAGGGTGAACTCACACAGGATCTGGCGCTTCTCGTTATCACCAGTCTTAGCAAGCTTCTTCTGCTCCATAGGACGCAGATAAGCAACCTCGAACATATCACTCTCGATCAGGTATGCGCTATCGTTGCTGGTGAAGTGATCAGGAACGATGTTAATCGTACCAAACTCACCAACATAGATGTCAGCAGAGCCAATTATCGATACGGGCTGAGCCTTACCTGGGTTATCGCGGTACTGCGTAGCGATACCGGTGAAGGTGCTTGCAACCTGCTTGTTAAAGCCACCAACGACCAACATATCAGGATTACCACCGTTCTCCCATGCGGCTACGTGAGCGTCCTTAAGGTCCTGCTCAGTAAAAGCAGCAGCAGCACCAGGGGTGCGGTCAGTGGTCGGTGCGCCAGGAGCCAGAGCGGCTACGGTAGCGGAACCAACAACGTTGTCGGCGAGCCAAACACCAAGGCCAGCGGCTTCACGAGCGGTCGTGGCGTTACCAGCAGCAGCGCCTTGTCCGCCACAAACCGTGGCTTCAATGTTGTTCTTCACGGCTTTAACAGCCTTAGCGATCTGGTAGGACAGCTCTTCAGCTCGGCCAGCAGTATCAACGCGTTGGCTGGTGCCAGATACCAAGGGGTTCTTCTTGGCGATCTGCGTGTAGTTGCCGTAGCGTACGGTCGGGGTTGCTGCTGTAGCGGCGGTATCGTCGCCCTCAATATGAGGATCATGTGCAGCAGTATCCAGAACGTCGGTCTGCCACTCTACGAAGGTGGCTGACGCTTTGCCTTTTCCGATATTGGAGACTACTGGGGTCTCGGTCGGGCTCAGGTCATAAATCATGTCGGACAGATCTTCACGAATACCGATCTGTTGATAAGTTTGGTATGTATCAGCTGGAACAGCCATTGTCTTACTCCATTAGTAGTTTAGCGAAATCGGCTACAGAGCCTGACTTCTTAAGGTTTTGTTTCATTTGGTCGCGATATCCAGACTTCTGCTCAGTGCGTGTCTGGCGTGTACCAGGCTTTACTGTGCGCTTTCCGATCTTCACGACCTTCTTCTTTTCAGGGTTGGCCTTCTTTAGTTTGTCGTACGCTGCTGCTTTTCGCGCAAGGAGTACGAACCTATGATCAATGATCCTTCCGGCCTCATCTGAAGTGTATCCTCCGCTCTTCGTCAGGTAGTCAGTAAGCTCCGCTTGTTCAGTGGCTGCTCGATCTGAATTTGACCATTCTGGAATAGCGTCTACAAGCTTCTGTGACTCAGCCTGTAGTCTTTCTTGGTAGCTACTGGACCGCTCTTGTAAGCTCTGCTCTTGCAGTTGCTGTACCTGCTGTCCAAGTCCCTGCTTTACTTGCTCCATCTGCCTGACTTTCGCTTCCTTATCCTGGATGAGCGCTGCATATTCTGCTGGGTCATCCCGTCTAAGTGTTTGCCAGTCAATGCTTTTGATCTCGTTAGCTAGGTTTTGTTCCATAAGCTGGATTGCCATCCCTGCCTGCTGCACCTGTTGTCCTAGGTACTCCTCTTGCTTACGCACTTCCTCTTGCTTTGCTTCCCATGCCTGTTGCGCTTCCTTCTGCTGCTCTTGGATCTTGGCTGCATTTGTGATCGGTACCTTGATTCCGTATAGGTCCGCTACTTCAACGCCTAGAACCTCAGCTAACTCATTAAGGTTACTAACGTTCTGCTCTAGTACATTGTCTTCTTCGTCCGCTTCTTCGTTCGCTTCCTTGGGTTCTGCTTCGCTGAGTTCTTCCGATGCGGAGTCATCATCTTGCCTTTCTTCCCGTACGCCATCATCTACCTCTTCGGTTTCAGTTGGTGCTTCCTGCTTAGGTTGTGATGGAGTTTCCGCCTCCATCTCGTGCATAAGCATATCTTTAATTCGTTCCTGGACAGTAGGCTGTGGCTTCTCTACAATCTCTACCTTCTGTATTACTTCTTGTGCTGTTGCTTCTTCACTCATTAGTTTCTCCGCTGATCTTCTCAGCTTTAGTTTGTGTGCGTGTATTCGCGTGTTTCCCGGTTTTGAATACCTTATTAATCAGGTCCTCAATCTTATCTTCCTTGTTTGGTACAAGGCCTATCTGCACCATCCATCTTGCAAGTATCTCTTTATTATTCACTCTCTAGCTGCTTTCTCGCCATAGTTGCTGTATCAATATCCCGCTGAAACAGCTGCTTTATTGCTTGTATCGCTTTGAGCTGGTTATATATTGACTCCCTGTCTGCACTTCCATGTGAACTGGTCCCTGCCCAGCGCCTGTGTAGGTCCTCCTCTAACCATGCGAACCTGGACTCTAGCTCCGTGGATGCTAGCTCACTAAGCCTTCCTGTCTCAACCTCCTCCAGGAGCTTGGTCCTTCTTCCGTCATTCACTTATTTCACCCTCAAGGTAGCTCACTGTCTTCTCGCTTGCTATATCCTTAATGAGCGTAGTGAGTGCCGCTAAGTCTGCCTTGTACTTCTCCATCTCGAGCTTAGTTGCCTCATGCTCCTGCTTCCAGACCTGCTCTTGCCGCTTCATCTCTGCACTTAGTACTGCATCGCTAGCCCTGGCTTGTGCGTTAATTACTTCTGACTGCTCATCAATCCTTACCTTCTCGAGGCCGATGTTCGCCTTCTGTATTTCAGCCTGGATCTTCGCTTGTCCTTGTGCTGCATTACTCTGTAGCTCAGCCTGTTTTACAGCCATAAGGTCTTGGTGCTGCTGCGCCTGGAATTGTAGCATCTGCTGTTGCAGAACAATGTTCGGATCAGGCTGCGGAGGTGGAGGAGGCGGTAGTGTGCTCGGATCCACCCATGACATCGCAGGATCACCGCCAGTGAGCTTTGTGATGCTTGCTAGCGTTGAGTATATGTTCTGCGGATTCACCATAGGTAGTCCAGCCTGGAGCATCTGCATTTGCTGCTGCAACTGGCTATTCAGCATCGCTAGCTTTACTTCCTTGGTTTCTCTGCCAATGCCTATGTTTACACTGATGTTTGTTCTGTCAGTCCATTCGCTTGGGTTGATCGGCGTCCATTCCCCATTCAGCTTAATTGTAAGCGGCTTAGAGTTGTTCTTCTTGGTAAGGCTGTGTATGTGCTGAAAGAGCGGGCGTAGTCCAGTCTCTGCGATTACACGAGCCATGAGCATGATACGCATCCTGCTTTGCTCCAGCGCTGCCATGATCACTCCCGTGTTCACGTTACTGAGCGCGCTAGTATCCAGCCCTTGCACTTCATCGCCTACGCCTGTGCGCTGACGGATCGTGTCCTCCAGGAGGTTCATAAGCTCGAACGTCTGCCCTGGAAGCTGTGGTTGCTGTAGGCTCTGTATGCTCTGTGCTGGCGGTGCTTCACCTTCGACCCTTACGATTCCGTTGGGCCTTTTCGTCATCGCGTCATCAATGTTCACGTTCTCATTGATAGCTTCACG